GAATAATCTGTAGTCTGGTATCTGTGGTGTATCTAATAATATTGACTCGGCAAGAGCTGCTTGGATTTTGTGAGGCTCAAGTAATCCAACAGGAGTTGCTAGTTGACTGCTTATACCTTTAGCTGTAAAACCTACGAAGACAAACTTACCTGCTACATCTAAATTATCTAGTGTAGTCTGTGGTGTATCTACCCAACTAATCCACTTACGTCCATAACTGTCAGTAGGTATAGGGTCTAGTCCTCTGACTCTTATCATCTCTATACCATTCTCATTGGTAATAATCTGATAGGTATTACCACCCCCTAATACTTTTAACACTTCAGTTCCAAAAGATGCCACCCATCCATTAGGTGTTTGTTGTAGTAAAGGTATTTGACGAACAAGGTTATCTACATCTACAGGAGCAGATACAGCACCTTGACTTGAATTATTTTTAAGTATGTCTATGTTTTGTAAAAATCCTTGGGCTTTGGGTAAGACTACCGTAGGCCCTCGGATGACTGTACCATGTGTTTTAGGATATATGCCATTAGGTACTTCAGGCATTGCAAGTATACTAGGAGAAAATGACAAGGCTTCAGCAAACTTTTCATCTCCTCCTAGTCTATCTGGATGGGGAAATAACATAGTCCATCCGACACCTATTGCTCCTTCTTGTAAAAGCTTTATGTGTATGTCTGCTAGTGTTTCTCTAGGTAATGGATAACCACCTTGACTATCAATAAACTCTTCAGTTATATTAAGTATTGTAAAATACCCTGTAGGGTTAGGTGTATCTACTAGCCTGTCAAATGTTTTAAGTCTTAATGTTTCTAACGGAGCTACATTAAACAACAAGGGCAAAGCCAATAATCCTAATAATAAACTAGCCCATCTCATTAGTTACTCTGTGTAATTTTTATAACAGAATCGCCACCACCATTTACTATTAGCTGTGTACTCTTACCATCTTGTATTAGTATGACGGTATAAGCTCCTGCTTTATCTAAATCTATTCTTACTGTCTGTTCTACACTTCTGAAGAAAGATATTTGTTGGTCTGTAATAAAAGTATTTATTTGTGTATTAGGGTCAAAACCAACCTGTGTGCCTTTTAAATTTATATCTGTTCTTAATATACTTTCTGTTTCATCTAGTTCGTTTACTTCTTCTATTATATCTAGTAAGTCTTCTAAAAAATTTACATCTAAATAATTTATATCTAACTCTGTAAATTCTAAACTATCATCTTTTAGTAAATCTACATCCAAGTCCTCAAACTCAAGATAATCAACATCAAGTATATTACTATTACTATCTGACACACTTTCCTCAGCAAGACTATACTCCTCTTTTGGTGGACTAACTATTAACATGTTATCTATTAGCTCTGTAGTTATGTCCAACACTACAGGCTTTGCAGGCTCACTCTCAAATGTAGATACTGATGTAGCTTGATAGGGCTGATTTAGAACAACCTCACCCATAGCTGTGGCAACTACTATCTCTCCACTAGGTAAACCATTTTCGTCAGGCAATAAAATAACAAGAGACCTACCAAGTTCATCTATGGTAATCGTAAAATCTGTACCACGAATACCAATGGTCGCACTTGGGGTCTCTATAAAAATATTTTCTTTGTTTATTGTTGCAAGTTTGCCTGTAATAAATCTTGCAGTACCACTTGCAAACTGTAAAGCCATCTTAGATTTAGATGGGTCAGGGTCGTAGATAAACTCATCTATGATAAGTTCAGAATGCTCTGTCAATCTGACCTGACTATCGTCTAGAAATGTAATTCCTATCCGACCTTCTGAAGTTTGAACGTTGTCAAAACTTTCTATGTTAAAGGCTAAGGCAGCATTATAAGGTTTATCCCTTACAACCCTGCCTGCACCATTAAGTTCTGTTATGTTACCAATGCTAGCATCCAACGGCTGTGCCATTATCGTCTTGGATAATACACACGCTACCATTAGAACCATTGGATATAATCTTGAGCCAATCATTATTTAATGTGCTTAATTGTTGGATGTCAAAAGTCCGTGAGTCGCCTGTTTGGTCTAGGTAAAAATACCCACCAGCATAGCCACTCCCCTCAAAGTTTACTGTGTTTGAATCACCATCAACATCTACATAGTTTGTAGCTCCATCATAATTAATGTCGAAATCAAATACGTTTCCATCTCCATTTACAATCCAGTCAAGGTCTGTATTACTAGCCATAGCTGTTGTAGCCAGGTCTAATGTAAAATCATTACTACTTCCTGAAACGTCAACGTTGACATCTGAGCCGTCTGCACCATAAGTGTTGCTTGGGTCTACTTGAATTGTGAAATCATTACTGCTTCCATCAAAATTAAAATAGCCTGTAAAATTGTCAGCCCAAATATCTCCTAGAAAAGTATTAGAGCCACCTATTTGATTTATGTCTAATGTAAGACTATCTCCATCTAAATCTAACGGTGTTAAATTTCCTGCTGATGACTCTAGTCCTCCGATAATGTTTCCATCATCTCCTAGCTGTTCTAAATCAATATTGGCAGTAGCTCCTGATTGGTCAATATATATCTCATTATCATCTGCCATTACACTCAACGATAACATAACGAATATACTAATTAGATTCTTCATATTCCCAATAGCCTCTCTCTATTCCTATTTTTATTATATTTAGTACCCCTGTCTCTACTGCCTTTGTTAAAGCAATAGCGATAGATTCGTTCTCAGCAACTCCTCCCTCTATCTCCACTAGCTCTGTGCCAGCTTCAATAAAACGAAATACGTCCTGAGAAACACTTGTAGATAAAATGCTTTTAGAAACGGATGTCTCCATCAACACCTCACCTGTAGATACTGAAACCAATCGTAGTGAAATGATTACAGTATCTTCTCGATATTGTTTGCTATTACCTATACCTAGGTATCTAGCTCCCAATCCTCCAGATTTTAGGTTAGCCTCATACGAGATTACCCCTCCCTGGAACATAAGCCCTGCAAAAAGCAAAGGCTGTAATTTTGCATCTTGTTCAAACTCTTTGCGAGTTGACCTAATTAATTGTCTTTCTTTTGTGAGGTCATCGAGTCCCACACGTTCTACTACTTTGAAGAACTTGCCATCTGCTGTATGCTTCAAAGCTCTTATAAGTATTGCTTCTGGAGCTTGTGTTATGGCTGTACTAAATAAGGCAAAAGAACTATTACTTCTTCTTTGGCCTGTTAAATCTTTAAAACTGTTAGGATATACTGCGACAACTGGCTGCTGTTTAGCACCAGGCATTTCAAATAGCTCATCTGATTGTATTTCTAATATAGTTGAGGGCTGTATTTTTTTTGTTAGAACTAAATCGTTATTCTCACTTAATACTGCACATCCACTAGAAAGAAAAATCACCAATAGGCAACTGAATAACTGTTTGTGTTCCATCGCTTGCTGTTATAGTTAATGTTATTATTCCATCTTCTATACTATATTCTATAGTATTACCCTCTAATGTTAGTATTCCACTTGTACTAGGATTTTCTCCAAACAAGTTTTCTACTAACTGTCTGGATAACTGTGCATATATTCTAGATTCTAAGTTTCTAATAAATCTAGCAAGTGTAGTGTTCTCTTTGTCTCTTTCTATTTGTTCTTGCAAGGCTTTGAGTTCTTCTTTTATAGTCATCTTTCTAGTGAACTCTTGATTCTCTATAGTAAGGTAATGTGCAGACGTACCTATACCACTAAATGATGGGTTTTTAAATTTATGCACCATTTCATCAGCATGAAGATTACTCACACCTAATACTGAAATTATAAATATTCCAATTAACGTTCCTAATTCAATCTTTTCTCTGGTCTTTTTTCCCATCTGCCCTCGCTAGTCTGTCGACATCTATAGATATTCCCATTGCTGTTCGTACCATAGAGTCTATTCTTATCATATCGTTGTCCATTTGTCTTATTCTATCTATCAATGAAACTATCATACCGTGCTGCACATCTAATTTTTTGTGTACATCTGCTATTAAGTGTTGAAATAACTTCCATACCATATAGCCACATGCAACTGCAAAAGCTGCTGGTATTCCTACCGTCTCTAGTAGGTTCATCCATTGATTAGTATTCATTATTTACCCTTTACCAAACTACCACCAAAGTACATACCAATAATAGCTGACACTAAGTTAGTATCTAGTTGTGTGATTACTAAACCTTGGAAAGTTATCCATTCAAATATCTCTCTCCCTTCTTTAAAAAACCAAAAGCCTGGATTCCAATTTGTATATCCAACAGTTACTGATACATCTGGATAATATACAGCAACTAGCTTTGGTAAAAGCACAATAGCAAATACTGAAGTCAAAGCTATTATTCTTCTTGTCCAAGCAAATCCTTTATCAGCTTGTCCTGCTTCTATAGATTGCTTTCTAGCTTTCATCTCAAACTCCCCACGTGTAATGAGTAGCTTTTGTTGTTCTGCTTTAGCTTTTCTGCTTTCAGCCCACACACTCATTAGTCCACCCAAAACTGTAGATGCAAGCATAGTAATTATCTCAAAAGGAAAGCCCATTTATTTTTTTCCTTTTTCTGAGTCAAAAAGTGGTAACTCTCTTATTACTCTTTCTGCTCTTGTTTGTCTGTCTCTTAAATTATTTTCGTGTGCTTCAGGATTTATTTCCCTATCTATATAACTTCTTGGTTTTAGCCAATTATTATTTATGGCATTAGTAATTTCTGTAACATTTCCTGTATCAAAAAGATTTTTTAAAGTGTCTGCATTGCCTGCACCTATTTGATTTCTCATAGCACTATCAGGATTTAAAAATGTATCTAAAAAATAATCTATATTAGCTTCATTAGAATCTTGTAGTTGATTACTTTTTAAATAATTTGCATAACCATCTTTATGTATACCAGAAGTAAGTTGAAATAAACCACTTCCTAATTGACTATTACCAACCTCTTGTTGTTTGTGGCTAAAAGTTCCTCTATAACCATACTCTTGAATACCTGTTTCTTTATCTATATTAGCCATTACTCCAGCTATAGCTTCTGGTCTTAATCCTTTACTTTTTAAATAATTAAAAACACCTAATCTATTTTGTTCGTACACTACATTCCCACCTTGGTTATATCTTATACGTCCTAAATTTTCAAAACCATTTCTAACTATGCCACCTTCTTTGTAAGGCACTCTTAATTCTCTAATACTATCTGTTATTACTTTAAGAGCTTCTTCTATACTATCATCTGCTTTTTTACCAGCTTCTATAATTCCTGAAAAAGGCTCATAACCTGTTGCTCTTTCTAGAGGATATTTTAAACCTATTCCTGGTGTTTTTCTTGCTAAGGTTTCTATTAGACCTCTATCATACTTTGCCACACCTGTAAGGTCTGACATGATTGGGCCACCTAAACTAAGAATATCCGTAGCTGAACCTCCAGTAAATTCTGCTGCATCTGCTATTCTTTTTACATATTCAAATTGACCTAGTAAACCTACTCTTTGAAAAGCATCTATAGCTTCTATACTACTTCTAGGTAATATTTTATCAGCAAATTGTCCTGCTGGAGTTGTTGAGTAATCTCTAGCAAGTAAATCGTATTCTTCTTGTCTTCTATCACTACTTCTCCAATAGTTAGTTCCTCTTGCAACTAAGCTTGAAGTAGCTACAAAGCCTACAACTCTTGGAGCATTAACTTCAGGATTATTAATAGTATCTCTTGCAAAGTTTTTTAACACCGTATTACTAAATGCAGTAGGGTATCTTAAAAACTGTGTAAGAATATCGTACATAGGGTTCGTCATAAACTGAGGAACTTTAGAAAACTCTCTTGATGTCGGTAGAATAATACTTCTAGAAAATCTACCACCTGCTAAAGTAAGTTCTTTTTGATAAAACTCTGAAGACTCTTTAGCCCCTCTTGATAACCAGTTTAAACCTTGTCTAGTATCTACACCTAGACTATTTAATTGCTCTTTTAGAAACGTTACTCTGTCATAAAGATTTGTGCTTTTACCTGTATATTGACCATCTATACTATCTAATTTTTTCATAAGAGCTTGTACTGGAGCAGGTAATGATGGACTATCTTTACCTTTACTCAAAGCAAACAAAGCTTTGTCATCAAAAATATTTACACCTTCATCTCTAAATCTTTTTAATGTTCTTAATGAGTCTATAGCTATATCTCTTCCCATATTAAAAGATGCTAGCTCAATAGTTTTTGTCCAAGGTAATAGTAAGTTTGCTTTATAAAATGTTCTTGCTACTCTATTTAATCCTGGACTTCTTAATGCATCTCCTGCTAGTCTATTTACCAAATCAGCCTGTACATCATCTACAGCAATAAATGCTTTATTAGCATCTCTATTGGCTTCTATTTTTGATAGTCCTCTTCTTTCTACTAATAAACTTTTTAAGTCAGTAGATAAAAACTTATAGCCATTGTAAAGTTGTTCATGGAAGTTTTTTGCAGCTTTACTAGGCCCAACTCTTGCAGCACTTATTAATGCTTCTGATAAAGATGATACTGTTGCTAATGGTAAAAATGCCATAGCATTAGCTAATTTTAAACCATCGTATAATCCTTGAATAACTTGATTCTCATAAAATTTTACTTGACCAGTTACAGACTCAAATGACTTTATCATATTTCTTTTATCAAGTTGAGTTAGTCTTGGTAATTTCAACCTTTCAAGTTCTTCTTCTAAAGGTTTTATCCAATTATTAATAAATAATTTTTCTCTGTCTGCTTTTAAATCGTCAAACACCATAACTTTATTACCTTTTAAGTCTAAAGCTTGTTTTACTCCAGGTGCTAACTTTCCTCCTAAGAAACTTATTTTAGTTTGTATGGCATTAGCTGCATTTAATCCATAAGATGCTCCTACATCAACTAAATTATTTATTAAAAACTTTTCATATTTATTGTCATCTATAGCTAGTTTTCTACCATGAGTTAAAAGATTACTATGACTGGAATATAGCTCATTGTTAATATTTAACATGTCATCTATAAGCTTACCTGCCTCTGTTTCACTTATTCCTAAATCTTTAGCTAGTAATTCTTTAAACTCTTTTTGATTTTGTTGTATAGCTTTTCTATTCCACTCTCTTGGAAAATAATCTTTTATTCTAATATCTCCAAAGCCTGCATCCTTAGCATCTTTTGCAATACCATCAAACCACTTTCTTAGTTTAACTGCTGATTGTTTAACATCTTTACCATACTTTGATATGGCTTTTTTATTACCTCTAAGGTATCTTAATATATCTAATTCAACTGCTTCGTTGAGTTTACCGTCAGGTGCTATATCTTCTAAAGCTTTCCAAAAGCCTTTATCTCCAAACATGTATTGGCCTCGTCTTCCGTTTAACAATTCAGGGAAACTCCAAGCAACTCTTTCAGATGCTCTTGTACCTATACGAAGTTGAGAATCATGGTCTAGTGTAGCACTAAATCTTCTAGCAACATCACTACCTTGGTCTTGTAAAGTTTTAAAAAATCTTGCATTACCTAGAAAAACTCTACCTAAAAAATTATCAAGACCTTTGTTAAATTTTAGTCTGACATTTCCAAGAAAATCATCAGAATATACTTTAGGTTTTTTGTTTATATTTAAAACAGGATTACTGTAGTTAATAAATTTTTGAGTATATCTACCTAGTAAACCCCCTGTAACAGCTCCTAAAGCTGTAGAGCCTGCTAATTCTTTCTTTGAATAAACTTTTCTTAAATCTGTGTTTAGTTCTATGTTTTGATTTGCATGATTATGAAGACCCATCCATCCACCAGCTTCTAATGCTCCATAACCTGTTGATATTTTTACAGCAGCTTTGGCTGCCTCATCTAATGAGCCGTCAGCAATAGCATCTGCCATTTGTTTACTTGTAAATGCTTTTTTACTAGACATGTTCAGTAACTTTAAACCGTTTGCTGTCCCTGCACCAACAGCTCTTGAAGCAAGCGAGCCTCCTCCAGTAAAAGGTGTAAACAAAGCAGCAGCAATAAGTGTAGGGTCAGTAATCATATCAATAGCCCCATCACCAATTAATCTAAAAAACTGGTCTAAACTTCCTATATTAGCACCATCAAATTTTGTTCTTAGATATGCATAATCTTTTTTTTGTTGCTCTGTAAATTTATTACTTGATGCCATTCTTTGCATTGCTGAATACAAATTAAAATCAGCATCTCGCATATATTCAAATATGTCTCCATCTTCTTCACCTATGGAACTTAAAAATCTTTCAGAAGTTTCCATAAACTTATCATCACTTTCTAAATCTGTTAAGTCATATTCACCTGCACTTTTTTGTATGCCAGTTTGTTTATACTTTACACCAGAGTCAAAGCTGTAAGCACCCATGCTAGGTAACTCAGGTAAGTCTCCGTAGTTATTTTTATTTAGAATTGACATGTAAATTAATTAGATTCTTCTTGTTGTCTTTTTAAAGTTAATACAAAATCTTTTAAGAAAGTTAATTTTGTAGCATCAGGCATATTAAAATCAAAATTATCCTGTGTTTGTTCTTCAACATATCTTCTAAAAGCAGAACTGTTGTAGCTTACCATTTTATTATTTTCTATATTTGATATAGCTCTTTCTGCTCTTTCTATACTTTTATTAAGTTGATTACTTGATATAGATTTTCCTATATTACTAAAAAAGTCTCCTAGTATTTCTCCTCTTTTATTCTCAACAAAAGAATCTAATTCATCCAAGTCCATGTCTGTAATACTTTTTGTTTGGACTGTAGGAGTCGGAGTCGTAGTCGGAGTAGGAGTAGGTGTAGGAGCAGGAGTAGGTGTTGTTTCCTCACCTGTCTCTTCAGTAACTACCTCAGTTGTTGGAGTAGTAACAACATCCTCGATGTCAAACCTTATCTTACTTAAAGCAGGAGGTATAGTAGAATTTATTATTCTTTTAACTGTTATTTCATAATTAAGAAGTTTTTGTTCTACTGTTTCACCATCTAAATTTCTTATAAAACTTGGTAAATCTTCTATGTTAGTTATCCTACCTTTTTGAAAGTCTCTATCAATAAAGCCCTGCATGTTATAAAAAGTAAATAGGTTATTACGTAAATCAAATCCTACAGCTTCGCTATTATTTTCTCTTCTATTTGCAATATCAGCAAACAATGATGGCATAACTGCCTGACTTGTTAAATCAATATCATTACCCTTAAGTATCTGTTGATTATTTAACATGCCTATAATTTCATATAGATAAGGTTTTGTATTATTAGCTCTTAAAAGATTATCTACTACCATTGGGTCTAACTTTTCTTCAGTCAAGGGGTCTACACCAGCCGAACCTTTTTTAATTTGGTCAATAACAAATTGAGCTGACACTCTTCTTAGCTCATCGTCTGATACACCTTGGTCGGTAAAAAAAGCATTATAGGCAGGGAATCTTTTTAATGAATAATAAACTGTTGATGCTTTGTCAACATAGCCATCAAAAACTGCTTCTTCTCCTTCTACTCCATATCTCATTGTTTGTTTTAGAGTTCTGTTATTTTTTAACTTAACATCTTGACCTGTGCCTGTAGGATTTCTAATAAGATTAACAAGTACACCTTCCATAAGAGGTCTTAGGTCATCAATTTCTTTTGCATCTATTTCAGGTGTTGGTGAAAGCTCACCTATAGTTGCATCTACATCTGTTTCTTCTCTATATGTAGGATTACCATAAACGTCTGTTCCCTCAATCGGTATTACAATTTTTGTTTGTGTTCCAAAACCAGTCTCAACTTCTCTTGTTACAGGCTCTCCTATTTTTGTAATCTTACCTTTAACTTGTCCTGATGTAATTGCATCTCTTAATTTTATTAATATGCCATCTATTCTTGAAGAACCATAAAGATTTGCCATTCTTTCTTGATAACTTTTACTTGCTTGATTAAGTTCTGCCATCTCTCTTGCAACATCTTCACCATAAACTTTAGCTAGTTCACCTTGTAAAGTTTCTGAGCTTTCTAGATTTTTGTAATCTAAAGTTTCAGGGGTTTCTATTCCTACAACTTTTCTTGCAAAATTAGCAAATCTTTGAAAAGGGTTTGAGCCATTAATTCTATTAAGATATTTGTTAGCATCTAAAATGGATATATCTGGGTCAGGAATATCTAAACCTTCATCGTATGCTCTTTGTGCATCAGCTATTTCTGCCTGATAATCTGAGCCTGTTATGATGCTATTAATAAAAGAAGCATAACTAGAATTATCTTTTGTTAATCCTGCAAACTCTCCAGTCCCTGTAATAATATCTCTAATAGCTGCTGCCTGTAATACTCTATATTTATTTTCATCAACTTTACCATCTACTATATAACCATTTGGATTATCGTCTGGATGATATACTGCATTCGTTGTATATTTTAAAGCATTATTACTATGGTTTTGTAGCCAAGTTTTAAAAGGAATATTCTTATCCTCTAACATAGCATTCTTATTTGTAAACATCTCTGTCAAAGGGTCAGTAAAATTTGATTTTATAATTTTATTTAAACCTTCACCAAGAGGAGCTACAGCAGAATCAATAAGAAAATCTTTTATTCTATCCCTTCTATCTTTTTTTCTTCTTCTATCTTCAGTTCTTTCTGCTCTATCTCTAGCATCTCTAAATTGTTTTTGTGCATAATCTATGCCACCATCGCCATCATATAAGCCCATTACTCTTCTCCTCTAGCTAGTAAACTAGCACTATCTCCCTCTTCTACTTGTCTGTCTAATAAACTTTCAATAGGAGGTAACTCTTCTATTCTTTGTGCAATATCAGTTGGAATAACTCCTTCAGGAACTCCACCACTTTCTTTTGCTTTTTTTCTTGCTGCTACATTTGCAATATTTTTTGCTCGCATAACAAGCATTTTTTCTTCTTCATCAGACTCTCCATCTTCCATGTCAATCATGTTTCCAAGGTCATCTGAATCTAATCTATAACCTACTCCTGCTTTTTCAGCTAAAGCCATAAGTAAATATGCAAAAGGTTCTAGCAACATTAACATTAAATCAGGATTCCATTTACCTTCTCTGAAACCTACATATCCCATTTGTAAAGCTAAATCCATAATTGGTACTCCGTCACCTATAGCTAAAACAATAGGTACATAGTTTTCTTCATCCAATAATTCTAATGCTGTATATTGCAAAGCCTCATGCATATCAGTAAAGTCTGGAGCAGTTTCAAAAGGTCTACGGTCTTCTACAGGCTGTGTCCAAGACTGACCTGGGATTGCATAACCTCTATCCGAAAAAGCTTTTATAGCTTCTGGATTCATTTCTTCGCCCATCATTTTTTCCATAATTTCTCCTAACCGTATATTTTATATTCTTGTCTAAAGGGAGCATCTACTTCAAGCATAGATGATGCATTGTCAAAACCAAAGACTCCCATATATTTTTTGTAAACATCATCACCAGGATTTAGCTGTGCATTGACATACGGACTATAAGCCATACTTTGAGCTTGCCAATTATTACCCAAAGGACTCATAAAGTTATTTATTTCTCCTAATGATATAGTGCTTTTAGTACCCATTCCTATAACATTTGGTACAACTCTAGTGTTGTAATTAACTACAGGGTCGCCAGGTTTGCCTGTAATAGCATACATAGCTTCTGTTCGTATACCTTGTCCTATCCCCTCGTTAATTTTTGTTTCAACATACTCATAAGGCTTAAACTCTTCAAGCCTGTTTCTAACTTTAGAATCAGGGTCTAAAATATTTATATCACCTAAAAAGTCTTGACCTTTCTCAATTAAGTTATCTCCTAAATCTTTGAAAGACTCAGAGAAATTTTTATAATCAGCATCTACACCAGTAGTTAAATCTCCTACAGTTCCGTAAGGTTTATTTTCATATCCATTAACTGTTCCAGTTACGTCTCTTACTACTCCTGCATCTTCTCTAGGCACAACATCTGTTGTTGTAGTTGTTGGTGGAGTGTCAGTTGAAGTTGAAGAAGAAACAACATCTACTACTTCTGCATTTGCTTTTGCAGCTTCTTGTTCTAAATTAAACTGTTTTACATTTTCACTTGTTGGTAAAGTATCTAAAGAAGATTTGAAATCTGCTGAGAATACAGAAGTTCTATCAGGACTTAGTTCAAATTTACCAGTCTTTAAAAAGTTTCCTGCTCTGTTTAAACTATTACTAATAGCTGTGCTGACACTTGTATATGCATTTTTTATCCATGTACCACCAACATTAACCATTTCTAAAGTTTTTCCTAGAGCTTTACTTAAGAAACTTGAATTTGGGCCAAGCAGTTTACTTGACCAAGTAGCCAACTTGCCTGCCGTTCCAAACAAACTCCCTAAAGCTCCCATCGCATAAGGCATCAAAAACATCATACCTATTTGACCAACTATTCCCAGTTTGCCAATACCTTTCATAACACTTTTAAAAGTTTTCTTAATTCTTTTACCAATCTTTTTTACTGTTTTTTTAAGACCTTTCCATGCCTTACTTAATAATCCCATTTATTTTCTCCTAACTAAAGAACTCATTTATTTTTGTTGATGCGGCAGTAAAGTTTTGCCCCCAATATTTAGCAGCATCGCCTTCTGCACTTGCAGCCGACATCATAGCTTGTAACTTTCTATTAGCAGTATCATTAGTCCACCTAAAATCATAGTCTGCTTGGTCTCTTAATTCTTGCCAAAGAAAAGAGTTTGCAGCCTGTGTTAGTCCAAAAGCATTCTGAGCATTCTGTTGATTGACTGCATTTTGTGCAGCAGTATCAGCAGTATTAGCTCTTCTTCTCCAATCAATATTAGAGTTGATAACTGCTTGTGCATTTGCAGAGTTCCATTGTTGCCTATTAAAATTTTGTTGCTCGTTAAATTGTTCTACTTGATTCATAATAGCTGCATTAGCTCTGTTTACATCAGTAAGCCTTTGAGCATCTCTAGCTTCAGCAGCATTTGATGCTTGAGCATTAAATTGATTTGTAGCATTTATATAACCTGCATTGTATTGTCTTATCTGTGTCTCAATTTGTGCCATAAACTGTTGAGCTTGTCTGTCATTTGTAGCATTAAATTGACCCATAGCATTTATTGCTGATTGATTACTTAACAATCTTTGTTGTTCATATTGAGCTTTAATAACATTTGATTGTTGTCTGTTACTTAAGTTTGCCATGTTAGTAGTCAAGAATGCTTTTGCATTTTCTATTTGTGCTTTCTGATAAAAGTCAGCATCAGCTAAATCAGCTCTAGCAATAGTTGCAGCATTTTGTACAGCAGCTTGTTGTTCAAAATTAGCATCAGTTAAACTTACAGTTTGTAAAAATTTAGAGTTAGCTAATTCTGTTTGTTGCTCCATAGTCATATTAGCAACATCTATTTTAAATGCACTTTCTGCATTCTTTAAAGTTACTTGTTGTTGTCTTTGAGCATTTGCCTCAGAAACAGCAGCTTCTATACCTCTTTGCTCTGATACACTTCTTTGTATAGCTTGAGCATTTGCTTGAGCCAAAGGTAAAGATGCTTGAATAATAGTATTAGCTAAAGCATCTCTAGCTATTGATGAAGCTTGTAAACCTCTTTTAGCTAACATAGCTTCTACAGATGCTACAGCAGGTCTAGCCCATGTAGGTATTTCACCCTCTTCTATACCAGTTAATAGACTTTCAAGTTGATTAGATACTAAAGCTTCTTCAGGCAATCCTTCTATTATGCCTCTTTCTTCTTCTGTAAAGTCTGTTAATCTATCTTCAAGAGATTCAGGGTCATTACCTAAATCAGTAATAGCACTTTCTTGTAACCCTGCATTTCTTAATTGTTTTTTAGCTCTAGTAATTCTTGCTAAATCTGTTCCTGCATTTCTAGCTACTGTAGCTTTTGCATCATCTGATAATGCTCCTGTTACTTGGTCAGCAACTGCACCAGTTACAATCGCTTCTTCTACATCTACATCAGCTACTACAGGTGCATCTTCTACCTTTGCAGCTCTAGCTAATCTTACTTCATCTTCTTGTGCAGCTTTAGCTTGAGCAGCTTTTTCTATAGTTTCTGTAGGTGTAGCTGTAGTTGTAACCTCTCTAGCTGGGTCTACTTCACGTACTTGGTCTTGTGCAATTTGAGTTACATCTTCGTCTGCTGTTGTAGGAGCAGTAAAAGTTTCTGCTTGACCTGCATCTGGAGCTTGAATAAGAGTACCATCTTCTATAGTTGCTTCTGTATCTTCTCTATTGATACCCATTACTGTAGGAACAGGAACAGTACCTTCTGGAATATTACCTGCAGCTATATCACTTGCACCTCTTCCTGTTAAAACATTACGTGACCTTCTCTCAGACTCAAAAGCCATTTTCTTTTGAAGGTCTGACATATTATCTAGTGGGTCTTGGAATATACCTCCACCACCACTATCATCATCATCACTTTGACCGACTATAACCCAGTTCGTACCATTCCATCTATAAGTGATACCATTTACAGTTATGGTGTCGCCTATTTTTAGTCCACTATCATCACCACCACCATTGTTGTCATCACCGTTTTGGTCTCCACCGTTTTGGTCTCCACCACCACCATTCTGTTCACCTCCACCGTTTTGTTGTGTACCATTTTGTGAGAATGTCCCAGCATTAGCCATGTTAGTACCCTGTCCACGTCCACGTTGACGACCTCTTCTTGCAGCTTCTTGATAATCTTCTTGAGTCTCTCTATCTCCAGTAGTAAAACCTGGGCCACTTGATATAGCCACAGGAGCAGGCTGTACAGGTTGTTTTTCTTGAGGAGGTGCTACAGGTCTACCAATAGCAATAGGGTCATTATCCCTACCACCACCAGGGCCACCTATGGAAATCATATCATCCCTTGTAGGTCTTGCTCCTCTTCTGGTCATAACGTTACCACCAGTTCTGTAATCTTTTCTTTTTAGTTTGGCTCTTTTTCTTTTTGATTTATTTTTTGCCATTATTTCACCTCAAATAATTTATCTACCTTTTCATGTAGCTTTTCTACTCTCTCCATAAGAATACTCATATCTTCTTTTACTTCTTGTTTTGTAACATAATCTTTTGCTATTTCTTCTCTAGTCTTATTTAGCAATATATCTATTCTTTTTGCTTCTGTTTCATTTTTACGTATAGCAAAAATTATAGGAGCTACAACTAAAGTTAGAACTATGTTCCAAAAGAAATACATGTCTTCCATTTTATATACTATCCCCAGGGTATCTGTTTGACCATATAGTAAAACTATATTTGACTCCTTTGGTTAATGGTTGACATGCATGACCATGTGTTACCATACCTGGAAACAATATACATTTTCCTACAGGTATATCTAGGATAAACTAAATCAGCACCTTCGTAGTCATCATTTAGTTTTATACTTCCTGTAACTAAACTTGCATCTGTATGTAATGGTAATTCTCTTTGTGTATCTACTGAGTATCTCATTGTAAATGCATCTCTAAGTCCGTACATTGACATTGGTTGCCAATAATTTTCTACGATTGGAACTATATGTTTTTCCCAATGAGCTTCTAACTCTTCCCATAAACCTAGTTCTTTTAACCTTATCTCTTGTGCAGGGAACTTATCGTATTCTAAAGAACCCCATCCTCCATGATTGTCAGCTATCTCAATCATTCTTTCACATTGTTCTTGTGTCATAAAATCAACAAGCAATATGTCATCACCTAATATTTCAAAATTACCTGGTGATATAAATAAATTTTCTTGTCTTGGAAAAAATCTGTCATACATCTGGTCAAATTTTTTCTTGGTCGTATCACCACCATTACCATGATAAATACAACTACAACATCCTGTTAAAGGATTATAAAGTTGACCTTGAAGCATTGTAGTATTTGCTTCATGTGTTTGGAATATATAACCTTCATAGTCTAGTTGTATATCAAACTTACCACTTAAAAATAGTTTTTGATAATATAACTGGTCATCTCCATCATCATCTACTGAGTCTGTGGCTAGCATTTTTTTAAGCTCACCTACTTCACCTATAAATGTTCCACTATTTAAAAATCTATATTTAGTTGGAGCATCTGGAAATACATGTTCTAAATCTGCATCGGGCCAACAATATTGTTCTGCTGAAAACAAAACCTTACAATTAAATCCTAAATACCTTTCTGTAATAGTTTCTAAATTATCTGCATAAAAAACATCGTATGCATCTGTAAATAAAATTACATCATTGTCTGGTAACTTGTTGATATATTCTCTTAACAAGTTTACTTTATGTCCACCACCTGGGCCTACCATGTCAGTTCCTTGCCACTCTACATTGTTACCAAGATTAACTACATCTATGCCACAACTTCTAGCACTTGTATATAATCTATTACATTTTTTCCTATCTGTTCCTACAGTTATAGGATGTACTGTAAAGTTTCTAGCAATACCTGCTGGAACTTCTATATCACTTGGACTTACGTCTCTAGACATTTGATTACAAGAATCTTCTTTTAATGAAACTACGTTATTCAAAATTTTCTCCTTTATTAATTTAGGTACATATTCATCAGCAGGAATAATTTTATCTATGTTATCTAATAAAATTTTTGCTGTTGAAGGTTTAATTATGTAGCCTGTTAAATTATAAGGATAAGAAGGTATTTCCAATTTATCGTCTATACTTATAACTTTATCAGGTTCGTTCTCGTTTTTTTGTAAGTATATAAAATCGTATTTATTTATTAAAGTTTTATAGTAGTCTTCATCCCAATTATGATTTATTACTGCATCATCTTCTAAAATAATAACAGGCTCATTTAAATCTAAACATGTTGACCATGCTTTTTTATGAGATAAGAAACATGCTACTTCGCTTCGTAAGACTTGTCTATTTTGAAAAGGGTCTCTAAACTCTTCATCAACTATAAAATTATCAAGTCTTTTATAATCTATTGCTTCTATAAATTTATAATTATTTAAATTATTTTTATAAAATTGTTTCTTTCTATCTGTTCTTCGTTTTAAACTTATTACTAATTTCTTCATGTAGAGATTGTAACATACCTGGTATTAAGGCTCAAAGCCTCCACCAGGGCCTCCACCTCCACCACCGAAGCTTCTTGTACCAGCAACATAAATAGTTTCGCTGTTACTTAAGCTAGATGTAGCTATGACATTACCACTTGAATCTTTTGCTCTAAATCTAAATGTTAAAGCTACACCACTTGATGATAAAGCTCCTGCATCTAAAGAAGCAGTTCCAAATCCTTGTGATGTATCTTTTTGAGCAGACCATATATATCCAGTAAATGAACCACTATCACTACTTGTAGTTTGTTTTGCTATCTGATTATAATTACCAGATGTTGCACCACTACCATTACTAAATGTACCAGTACCTAATTGAACTGCTGTCCAGTTTAATTGTACTTCTACTTGGTCAGGGTCAGCACCAGAATAATCTAAATTTAAATAACTAAAAGTTACTGGTGTAGTATTATTACCTTTACCATGTCTCATTCTAATTCTATTATCTGCTGGTTGATAAGCAAAACCTATAACAGCTATACCATTAGCAGTACCTGATGAACTTCCTGTAGATACTAAAGCATTGTTAGGTAAATTTAAATCTACTGATGGATTATCAAAAGCAAATGCTTCTGCACCTGCAAAGTCATCCATGTCAATAGTATTACCAGAACCTGATACTCTAAAAGCAGCATACTCACCCATAGTTATAGGATGAGAACCACCAAACTCAGTTTGTAAATCTGAGAATGATTTTTGTTGTCCTGCTCCACTTATTGCCATTAACTTATTCCATTAAAAAAAGCATCTAATATAGATTTAGTGTGTGTATCTAAAACACTTCTATCGCTATCTTTATTCCAATATGTTTGTGTTCCATCATCGTAAGTTACAATAGCTGTAGTTTCCTGATTACTTCCTTCTGGAGTATGTATTACAAATACTGTTTGCATAGTTTTAGCCATTGTTTTCTAACTCCTCTATTCTTGCTAACAGTTCGTCATATCCTTCCATATCTCCTAATCCTTTTGGAGGATGTGAGTCTTCTGCTAATTCTTTAATAGCTTCTATAAGAAGTGGAACTAACTTGTCGTACCATACTGTTAGGTATTTATCGTCAATAGGAGCTTCTGTTACTACCTCTGGTAATACTTCTTGCACCTCTTGAGCTGATACACCAACTTGTCTTCTGTCATTTTCATAACCAAGTTCTTTAGCTGTTTCATTCTCTTTAAAGTAGTAACCACTTAGAGCTAATACTTTTTCTAGAGCATTAGGTATAGTACCTTCAAAGTCTTTTAGTCTTTCATCAGAGTAGAAAGCTGTAATGTTATTAGTTGCTCTAACTTCACCTGCTGTACCTGAACCTGATGTTCCGATACCTAAGCTATTAACTTGAGCATTTGAGTTTGTACTAAATCCACCTGCTTCACCTTTCTGACCTTTAGACCCTGTACCACCTGTGCCACCTGGCTCACCTTTTTGTCCTTTAGACCCTGTGCCACCTGTGCCACCTGGCTCACCTTTCTGACCTTTAGCACCTGTTCCACCAGTTCCACCTGCTTGACCTTTTTGTCCTTTCTGACCTTTAGCACCGTTAGACCCATTAGAACCTGGTTCACCTTTTTGTCCTTTCTGACCTGTACTACCTGTTCCACCTGGTTCACCTTTTTGACCTTTAGCACCGTTAGACCCATTAGAACCTGGTTCACCTTTTTGTCCTTTAGAACCATTGCTTCCGTTAGAGCCTGGTTCACCTTTCTGACCTTTAGCCCCTGTGCCACCTGTACCACCTGGTTCACCTTTTTGTCCTTTAGAACCATTACTTCCGTTAGAGCCTGGTTCACCTTTTTGACCTTTAGCACCAGTAGCTCCACCACCACCAGTCTGACCTTTTTGACCTTTCTGACCTTTAGCACCATCGTCACCATCAGTTCCGTTGTTACCGTTATTACCAGCCTGGCCTTTCTGACCTTTATCACCGTTAGAGCCGTTAGTACCTGCTTCACCTTTCTGTCCTTTAGAACCATTAGAGCCGTTAGTACCTGCTTCACCTTTTTGTCCCTTAGAACCTGTAGCACCTACTTCACCTTTCTGTCCTTTAGAACCGTTAGAGCCGTTAGTACCTGCTTCACCTTTCTGGCCTTTAGACCCTGTAGCACCTACTTCACCTTTCTGTCCTTTAGAACCGTTAGTACCATTGCTACCTGCTTGTCCTTTCTGACCTTTACTTCCATCATTTCCGTCAGAACCGTTAGAGCCTGCTTCACCTTTCTGACCCTTATCACCGTTAGTACCATTAGAACCATTAGAGCCTGCTTGTCCTTTTTGACCTTTGTCTCCTGTTCCACCAGTAGAACCTACTTCACCTTTCTGTCCTTTAGAACCGTTAGTACCATTATTACCTGTAGCACCTACTTCACCTTTTTGTCCTTTAGAACCGTCATTACCATCGTTACCAGCTCCACCTGTTGCACCTGTTTGACCTTTCTGGCCTTTCTCTCCTTTAGCACCTGTTGAACCAGTAGAGCCGACTTCACCTTTCTGGCCTTTAGAACCTGTAGCTCCTACTTCACCTTTCTGACCTTTAGAACCAGTAGAGCCTGTAGAACCTACTTCACCTTTTTGACCTTTATCACCTTGGTCTCCAGTTCTTGCAAAGGTTACAATTAAGTCTTCACCATTTGAGAATGAAGATGCTGAACCACTTACATAACCTACAGGAACTTTAAAATATCCTGAAGCTTCTGTTATAGAACCACTAATTGTAAACAGAGCAAAGTCTGAAGCATCTAATTTATTTGATATTCTTACATGACCTTTAATAGTAGAATCACTATCATCAATAGTTCTTAGATAACTTTGTATATCAGTACCACCTGAATCTT